AAATTTTATCAGAAACACCGTTTAAGATTGATCTTAATTGTAGGTCTTCTCTTCTTGCTCTTACAGCAGCGAATTGAGAACCTAAGTAAGATAAACCATCTACTTTAGATACTAGTTTTTGAATTGAAGCTTCTTGAGCACCAACGTGATCAATGTTTTTTACATAAACCGCAGACTTGTTTGAAGCAGACATTAAGTTAATGTTAGCATCAGTAATAGTCTCTGATTGTTTGTAAGAAGTTGATGGATCAGCAAAATCTAACCATCTTAGTGTACCTGTGTAATTTTCACCTGAATCAGTAATTCTAGCGTCAGAACCAACTAAAGCAGTTGAAGTTAATAACGCAGCATCAGCTCTTTCAGCTTGAGCGTAAGCAGAAATTGCCTTAGCAATGTTATTAAAATTTGAACTTGTTACAGTCATTTGTTTTTTTCCTTTTATTATTATTGAGGCATAATTGCCTCGGTTATTATTATAAAAGATTAAGCTTATTCAGCCCAGTCTCCGTCAACTTTAATGTTACCCTTTTCTATATTAGCAAGTAGTTCATCAGTTGACATCTCTTTTATAGATTTGACAGGATTGTTTCCTGAAGCGGGTTTAGCAGGGTTAATACCCGTACCCGCATTTGCTTTAACTGAAAATAAAAACGCATTGTTATCGTCTTTAGCATATGATGACACAGCATCATTAATACTTAGTCCATTTTCATGAACCCAATTTCCAGTAGCATCTTTCTTTAAACTTCCTACGATATCTTGATAAGCCATTTTAGCTGCTTTATCAGATTTGAAATTTAAAGAGTTAAGTTGAGAACGCACAGCGTTATCTCTGCTTAATTCTGTGTTCTTTTGTTCATAAGTCTCAAGCTTAGCACTCATCTCGGCTATTTTCATTTGCATAACTTCTGAGTGTTTACCTTGTTTTTCTAAGGCTTCAATCTCAGCTTTTTGTTTTTGTGATTCAGCTTCAGCAACTTTAGCTAAGGCCTCATCTCTTTGTTGGTATGCATTATCTAAATTAGATTTAATGTTTTTAATAGCTTTAGAAACTTCAGCATCGACCATGCTTTTAATATCTGTTTGATCTGTTTTAGTTTCCTCTACTTTAGTGTCTTCTTGTACTTTTATTTCTTCACTCATTATTTACTCCTTGGGACACGGCCCTTGTTATATTTATTAATGAATCTATACTTATAAACAAAATATAAATTCTTTTTATATATCTACCTGATCCATATCTTCATCAACGGGGTAGAATTCTTCTCTTTCTTTTTTAGTCATTGCTCTTTTTTCATTAACGCAGTTAGTTAATATTTCAACTAACCGTTTCATAAATTGTAAAGAACGACTTATATGAAATCTATCAAAATAAAATTTTTTTAATTTATTTATTTTTAAATAACTTTCAATAAGCTTTTCACTTTCAGTGATATATTCATTCAGTATAAAAGGACTGTTTTTATTAATCATATATCTCACCTAACCTTTCCATTATTGTATCATAAGCCTTAGTTGTATTCGGTGCATAATGTTTCATTAATGCAATCTCAACTTTTCTAATCTTGATATCAGGGTGTTTCATTGTAGCAACATACTCAGCATAAGATTCTTTAACCATAGTATCCGAAAGCGGAGTACCATCATCAAGAAAACCAAGTTTTTTACGATCTAAATAGTATGATAAATCATGACCATATCCTATTTCATTTCTAGAAATAGCACCTACATAATCATTAAATGTTAAATTAAAATCAAGATCATAACCTTTTTGACCTGGAGTAGTTACCATCATTTTATCATTTATTTTCTTTTTAAATATATAAAGATCTTCAGCAGTTGGTGGGGCAAATATAGAATTCTCTTTTCTATTTTCTTGTAAATAATAGTAAAGATCATCATCACTAACACCTGGTAGACTTTTCTCTTTTTTAGTTAAGTCAGCATAGTATTTACTAACCTCAGCTCTATCAGTAGGATTCTTAACTACATCTTTTAAACCTCTTTGAGCTTGTCTACTAGCATTAATAGTACTAGCTCTTCTTGTACCAACATTTAATCTTAAACCATTATAATCTTTAGCTATCTCATCTACAGCAATCTCTGAAAATGTTGTAGGCTCAAATACATTATTATCATAACCATCAACGCTTTTAAGTTTTACTTGTATTCCATTAGGTGTACCTAATTGACTTTTTTGTGATCTAACAAATTTATCAGTAGAAAAACCTTTAATAAGTTTTTTAAATTTCTCATCATCTTTTATTAAGTTTTCTAAAACTCTATAATCAATTCTATGAGCATATTCATGAGCAGCAGTTAGTTGTATGTTTAAATCTGAATAACCACCTTTAGAACCAAAGTTTACTGAATCAAACCACTCAATATTTTCCTCTGTTTTCGGTAAACCTCTTTTGTATCTACCCTTTTTACGGTTATACTTAGCACCGCCTGAGAATAATACTTGGCCTGGTGCAGGTATAGATTGTATAAGCTTTGTATAAGTATCTTCCTTAGTACCAAAAGCCATCTCTAGCATTCTTAATTCTCTTTTATTCGTTTCACCAAATAAAGGCTGATCACTAACAACTTTAGTTTTAGTAGATGACCTTGTAGGTGTTCTAATAATAGGTTTAGCTTTAACACCATTAAGTAATTCTTCTAATCTACCTACTGACACTAATTGACCATCTTTTGTACTAAATTGTGTAAACTTTAATTTACCAGTATTAAATATTTCAACTCTACGTTTATTACCTAATATAGCTAATTTAAAATCATTATCTTGTTGTGATAAGAACTGTTCAAAATTAGTTTTACTAGGTACTTGACCACTAAAAGATGCTCTCTTACTACCAGAAATTCTTTGCAATCTTCTTTTACTTATTCTAGAACTTTTTGTGTTTCTTATATCCTCATAAGATTTAACAATAGGTACAGTAGTAGATCTACAGTTAAAATGTTGAGGCGGTCTTACACCCCTTTTATCATCTAATCTGAAAACCTTACCGTCTAATCTTCCACAAATTAAAGAAGTTCTTGAGTCTAAAGTTGCTACATACTGATAACCATCAATAACATCTTCATTCAACTTGTAAGTTGCATTAGATATATTACTTGATGTTTCAGTTATAGCAGTTCTAGATAAAGTTTTTAATTGAGCAGTAGGTAAATCAATTGAATCACCTACATTCTTAGCAATCTTATTAACAGCTAAGTTTTCTATCATACCTTTTTTCACAACATCCTTAATTCTTCTCTGTTGTGTTAAACTAATAGATGCAATTTGTTGAGAATATGTTCCTGCTGAATTAATAATTAAATCATTAACTTTCAACCCAGTATACACTTTACTTCTATAAACTTTACCTAAGCTTTGTTTTAAAGTACCACTATGAAATTTAGAACTAGTATTAGCTAAAGCTTTTAATTCTGAAATTCCATTCTTGTATATTCTACGATAAGTTTTCCTAGTCTCTAAAGTTAAAGCACGGTTTAAAGCGTTTACACTTTTATTACCATTCTTTAAAGCAGAATTTACTAATCGTTTTTTATGGGATGACATGACTTTTGTTAAATCATTATCTAGCTTCTTTTCGTAAAGACTCAAAAGAGCACGGTGTTTCAGCTCTCTAGATAATATATCATCGTTTATACTCATTTATTCCTTTTACTTTTTATCTTTAAGTTGTTCTAACTCATCGTTAATTCTTTTAGAATATTCAGCAATTAAGATATCATTTTTAGCAACATCTAAACTAGCTATTATCTTTTTATTATTACAATCACCTAGTATTGCTAAATTCTGTTTAATTGTAGGTGACAGTTCACTTTCTTTATATTCTTTATCATTTATTGTAATTACTTTATCTTCAATCATTTTTATTTCCTTTTATATTTTATTTTTTTCTTAGACTTTTTCTTTTTCGTCTTATATTCATCCTCGTTCTTCTTACTTTTCTTACCTCGCAACAACATCTTGCCATCTCCTTATCCTCTTTTCATTTTGATACAGCTGTTACCTTTACCTCTACGGTAACCCTTCCAACAAGCCTTACCTTTATATTTTTTCTTTTTATAAGCCATAATAAATTACCACTTTCTGCAAGACCAATATCTCGCTTTTGTTTTAGGCCCTGGTGTAGCACATTTATGTCTTGCTCTAAAACTAGCACGGGCTTTAGGATTAGATTTTCTAATCTTAACACCCTTTTGACCAAAATTAACTTTAACTACATTACCGTTTGCATTCTTTACAAACACCTTAAACTTTTTAACATCTCCTTGCATCGGCTTATTAAGTTTAACAGTTCGACCTTGATATTTAGCCATTAAGCCTCCTCGCTTTTATCCTTTTTACATTCAAACTTAACAGATACACCTAACTTATTAGTGTTTGATCTACCCACTTCTTCCATTTGAACAATAGCTTTTTTATAACCATCATTTAAACAATCATATAAATCTGTATATCTTGTTTTATATTCTAAAGCGGGTGAGCACATACTTGTTGTACTTGCACAGACATATAATATTAACATGTATTCCATACTAGCCCCACAAACTTCCAGTTAAGGTACCTTTATTATATTCGGTAGCTCTACTTTCAAAGAAATTAGCATGTTCAACACCATTAATAACCCAGTCTAACCAACTTAAAGGATTCTCTTTAACTTTGTAATTTGGTTTTAATGATAGTTGTAATAATCTTCTGTCAGCAATATATCTTATGTATTGTTTAACATCTTCTGATTTTAAACCTCTAATACCACCTTTAGCAAACGCTAGATCTATAAACTTATCTTCAAGTTGAACCATATCTCTTGCTGTTTGATATATTTCAGATTTAAACTTCTCAGTCCATACTTCAGGATTTTCTTTTATCAATTGATGAAATAATTTAATCATTCCTTCAACGTGATGTGTTTCATCTCTTATAGACCAAGTAACTATTTGGCACATTCCCTTCATTCTACCAAACCTTTGAAAGTTTAATAGCATAACAAACGATGCAAATAATTGTAAACCCTCACCAAAAGCACTAAAGCAAGCAATATCTCTTATAAGACCTTCTGTACCAGTACCTTTAGATTTAAATAAGTAAGCATGTTTATCAGACATCTCTTTATACTCTTGAAATGCCTTATAATCAGTTAATTGTGTTTCACCAATAGTATCATTTAATAATGAATAGCTATGAGCATGATTAGCCTCAGAGTTAGCAAACGAACTTAACATCATTCTAACTTCAGGTGGTTTAAACTTCGGTATGTACCTATCTAAGTAAGCTTGAGCAATATCGACATCACCTTGAGTAAAGAATTTAAGAATACTACTAATAAGACTCTTTTCCTCATCAGTTAATCTTTCATTCCAATCTCTAATATCTTCATGCAATGGTACTTCACTAGGTAACCAATGCATTTTTTGCATCGTATCGTAAGCTTCAAACGCCCATTCATAATCAAATGGTTTATATTATCCCTCACAAGCCAAGCAATCAGCTTCAGGTATTATTGTTCGTTCAACTTTTAATGATACAAGTTCAGCTCTTTTAATAGCTTCACTTCTACAATAGTATAATGTTTTTAATTTTCGTTTCCAGGCTAACATATGAATATCATGTAATTCTTTAATATTAACATCAGCAGGTACAAAAACATTTAATGATTGACCTTGACAAATAAACGGTTGTCTATCTGAGGCATGTTCAATCACCCATTGTTGGTTTATTTCAATCGAAGTTTTGAATATATCTTTTTCGTAATCTGACAAATCTTTGATATGCAGTACCGAACCACGGTTAGCAAGTATTGAAGTCCACGTTTTATCATTGTTTATTCCTTTTGTTTCTAATAACTTTTCTAAATGTTTGTTTTTAACTAAGAACGATCCACTCATAGTCTTTTGTACATAAGCATTAGCTCTATACGGCTCAATAGACGGTGATGTAGTACCACAGATAATTGAGCTTGAGGCATTGGGTGCAATTGCTAATAAATGAGCATTACGCATTCCAGTACCTTCCATATCAGGAGCCTCACCACGTTTAACAGCTAATCTTTTAGATTCAGCTACAGCTTCAGATTTAATATGTTTAAATATATTTAAATTCTTAGCTTTAGCTAAAGCAGATTCAAATGGTATCCCACACTTTTGTAAATAAGCATGAAAACCCATAGCACCTAAACCAATAGATCTTTCTTGTGTTGCAGAAAACTTAGCTCTAAAGACACTATCAGGTGCATTCTCAATAAATGATGTTAATACATTATCTAAGAATCTTACCAAATCACCTATAAACAATTTATCATTCTTCCACTCATCATAAGTTTCCAAATTAACAGAAGATAGGCAACATACAGCTGTTCTATCCTCGGCTGTAGGTAAAGTTATCTCAGTACATAAATTACTATGATTAACTTTTAGGCCTAGGGCTTTTTGTGTTTCAGGCAATGCATCATTGATATGATCAATAAAACACATGTAAGGCTCACCAGTAGCTACTCGATTTTCTAATATCTTTTGCCACAATTCTCTTGCAGATACAGTTCTTACAGTTTCTTTTGTATGTGGATCAATTAAGTTCCATGTATCATCATAAGTAGGCTCAGATATACATCTCTCAATTAATTCCATAAACGCATTCGATATATTAATCCCATGATGTAGATTTAAACATTTTCTATGTATATCCCCACCGCTTGGTTTTCTTATATCTAAAAATTCTAATATTTCAGGGTGCGATACATCCATATAGGCTGCATAACTACCACGTCTTGTCTTACCTTGGCTAAAGGCCATAATTTCACTATCAACAACATGTAGAAAAGGTATAGATCCTGAAGATTGAGATCCACCACTTGTATGTGTACCATCAGATCTAATATCACCCCAATAACCACCAATACCACCGCCTATAGACGTTAGCCAGGCGTTCTCAGTATAATGTCCAGTAATTCCCTCTCGGCTATCACCAACATAATTAAGAAAACAACTAATTGGCATTCCTCTTTTAGTTCCACCATTACTTAAAATAGGTGTACTAAACATGAACCATTGTTTACTAGCATAATCGTAAATTCTTTGAGCCATCTCGTCATTATCAGAGTAAGCTTTAGCAGCTCTCATAAATGCTTCTTGTGGACTATCTTCCTCAGGTAATAAATATCTATCTTTAAGTGTTGTCTTACCGAAATCAGTTAACAATTCATCTCTGTCCTTGTTTATCATTTTTTATAATCCTTTATTGTGTTTTTAAAATTTTAATATTGTCTTGTTTAATCTTTTCTTTTGCTAATACGGTTATGGAGCCCAGATAAATTATCAGGGCCCCAAAAATTATATAGTTAATTAACTTGTTCATCATTATCCTCGTCTTCGTCATCTTTATTTGAGGACTCTAATGATTTAAGTTCAGATTCATATTGTTCTCTAGGTGAGATAATACGATCATCTTGTGATATCTCATCTTTACCACCAACATCATCATAGTCAGTAGGTAAAGCGTCATTATTCTTAGCTAGTTCAATAAAAGCAGATCTAGGAATTAAACCCCCAGAATACCACTCAGTTATTAATCTCATCCAATCCGCACCACGTGGGGCAGGGTTGAAATCACTAGATAAATTAAATCTTATATCAGTTTCCTTAATATCAATATCATATCGCCAGTTAACTAAATGTTTAATGATCTTTTTCATAGCCTCAGATACTTTAGCATTCAATGTAGCAAGTGCTGCGTTTTGAGATGCGTTACGTAACGATAAGGCTACACCAGATTGATCGGAGTTGTTAGGCTCTAGGCTTAACATCTTAACACCAATTCTAGTTAATTCGTCATATCCATTCTTAATAGCAGATTCCATATCTTTTAAGGCATCTGTAGGTGTTTGTAATGTCTCAACTGTGTCATCTTTATTAACAAACATCCAAGTACCAAGACCTTGTTTAACAAGATCATTCTTTTCAGCTTCTGTTAATGAATCAGACTTAACTACAGGTGTATAGGTAGCAGATAAATATAATAAGTGGTTTCGTCTACTTATTTTATTGTATAAGGCTATTTCCCTATTCACAATAGGAGTCATCATCGGATCCACAGTATCAACAGATCCATTTAGTGGGTAGAACGGTATAAAATCCATTCTCTCACCATTCTTAAATAAGTTTTCATTAAGACCTGTACTAATCCACTCATCAGTTAATTGATCAAATTGATAATCAATAGAACCATCAATAAAACTAGGTGTATCTGACGTGTTTCTAATATAACTCTCAATAACATATAATCCATTCTCATCTAATTTGTGTACTTGTACACTATCAACATATTTAGGATGATATGGTGAGTTAGGATCATATTCTAAAGTAAAATATCTTGTTATCAGTTGATCTAACTTAACTTGACCTTTAATGTCAGTTGATGTTGACCAATTAATAATGTTTTCAGCTGTGTGTAGCACTGGGTAAGGCTTAACCTCACGTCTCTCATCAGGGCTTAGGCTGTCTAAATCAACAGTCGGATAATCTATTTGGATCCAGGCTCTTGATGTTTGTAATTCTTCCCATAAAGCAGTTCCTAAAAATGATAATAAGTTAGACTTATCGCCACCGATATCGTCTAATATCCATTGTTTAGCACCCTCAGGGGCATTGTTAATTTCTAATAGAGGTTGTTTACGTAATAAACCACCAATTATCATTTTTGAGAATTCTGAAGTAACGCCTGGGACTTCGGCTTCGGCTTTGTAGAAGTCGTATTGTGATTGAGTCATTGTAGGGTTAAAAGGCAGTAATAAGTTATCTGAACTTGGTACTGTATCGAAATCTTTTGTATAACTAGGCCCTTGGATAACGGCTCTGTTTCTTTTCCATTCGTTTACTTGGCTTAGATACTCATCATTAGGGTATCCAGGCCCTTTTTTCTGTTCGGTAGTTTTAACTACGCTTGAATTTGTGTATTTAATTGACATTGTATGTGTTTCCTAAACATTAGTAGAGTAGATCACGGACATACTAGCCTGAAAATTTTAAAAAGGGGTTGTACCCCCAAAGCCTCAAGCCATAACAACAATCATTACTACTAAAGGTTGTAATACCTACCCCCCTACCCCCATGGCCTATGGCCATTGGCTTTAAGCCGTTGGAGTCTTGGTAAAGCCTACCTAGTTGTATAGGTCTTGGGCTTTGGGCGGTGTGTAGTTTATAATAATTCTAAAAAACTTTTGGCTGTAAGTTGGGTATTTGGATACCCAAACCTATAGCTGTAAACACAAATAAGGGGCTATTTATATAACATTATAGGGCTATCATATATCGTTTGATAATTTGATTAGCATGTTAATAATAACTACTTACTTGTTAGTCCTATCTTACAATAGGGCTCTTAGAAACTCCAACTATTATCACGAATAATAGCAGAAGAACAGTCTACTAACACCATTTGCATCCTTTAATAAACTATTAACACAGTTGACTGAGTCTATTATAGGTGGTTGTTTCGCTCTAGCACACACTCTGAAACCCGCATCTCTTAATATAGAGAAGTCAGTTACCCCAGTAGCTGCACTTGTTTTTCTAGCATTACCTGAAGCGTCAGGATATACTGTAATATCTCGGTTCTTATATTTAGATTTAATCTTACGAATTAATTGATGTGTATCAGCAGATCCGTATAATTCCTCTAAACAATGTAGTTGATCCCCTCTATGAGCGAATACACTACTGGCCATGATCTTTATATTGAAGTCTATAGCAATATGTACAGGTTCTTGCTCACCTAGTGGTAAGAGATTATCTGATACATTCCATTCTCTTGAGAACTGATAGAAAACACTATCTCCTGTGTTTTGGAACGTTGCACAGTACTCTTGTTCAAAAGTTTTAAGATCTAAAGTAGATTTAGCTAATTCTAATTCTTCTTTCATATCTGGTCTAACATTCTCAGCAGTGAATTGCCATGATTTCCAAACACCTTTACTATCTTCTTGGCCTTTATTGAATAATTGATAAAAATCACCCTGAACACCTTTTGGTGTACTGATAATAACTACCTTGGCTTTTCTATTAGGGTCTGTTGCCATCGGAAGTACAACTTCTGTAAATGCATTAGCCTTAATAAAAGCAAACTCATCAAGCACAATAAATGTAGGTGATGGAGATATACCTCTTAAACTATCTGGTCTATCAAATCCTTTTAAAGATAATCTAGATCCGTTAATAAATCTTAATTCAAGATCCATCTCTCTTGGTAAACCATCTAAATGGGATCTATGTACAATTGATTTCAAAGTAGCCCACATAGACTCCCTAATCATACCAACAGTGGGCCCTATTAAAATAGCCCGTTGATTTCTGTGTTCTAGACAATGAGAATATGCCATAACAGAGGCTAAAAAGCTTTTGCCAGTTCTTCTACCCGCAGCAACGATTTTAAACCTTGCTTTGTGATCAAATACTTCCTGTTGAAAAGGAAATAGACTTACTTCATAATTCTCATTCATGTTTACCTTAATTATAATAATTTATTTTAAATATTTCATGTAATAATCGGCAAACAAATTATTATGTTCCCAATGTTTTGTGTTTCAATTTATAGCCTTTATCCTATCAGATAATCTAGTAGCTCTTACACCAACTTGATTAGCCCATCTAGAATCTAGCATCTCAACAGAAGCGGTTGCCCAATCTTCATCATGAATTGCTTTTATAAATTTTTTAAATTGTGATAATCTCGGTGCACCCATATTGAAGCACATATTAACAATTACTTGTTGAGCTTCCTCAGGCATCTGTCGTAAATTACCAAATACTTTTTCAGATTCAGATATATAAGTTTCAACATCCTTATCAAATATAGAATTAACTCTATCTTCAGAAACAGGCGTTCCAACAGGCGATCCATATTCCTCATCTTGTGGAGTTACTAAATGTCCAATCCCAAATGTCTTATAACCAAGATGGTCATCGTACACTTCGTATTTAACACCCTCATCTATTTTTAATTGTTCTCTTAATTTATTTATATCCATTAAATTTCCTTATTTACAAATACACCCATAAAAATAACCACTTTTATCATTCATAACATAAGTGTTTAAATCATTAATGTAAGTTGTTAATTGATTTCTTATTAAATCACAAAGTTCAAAACAATCAACTTTAGTGATTAAGGTTATACTATCCAACACCTGTTGTGTAACAGGAATTAAATTATATAACCCATCATTAAATATTATTATATTTATCATCATCAAATACTATTTTAAATTTTGGCAAGTCTTTTAAATAACTTGCTCTTATCCTGATATTTAACATATCGTTTAAGTATACAGGTTGATCTCTTAATGGAAGACTAATTCCTTGAAATATTGTTGCAACGTTCACTTTCTCAAGGGAATCCATCATGGATAATTGTAGTAACAACTCAAAAAGTTTTGCAGTAGATTTACTTGTAGAAGTAAAAACTATTTCTTTATGATCAACCAACTTATCCTTAGCAGTATTACTACCAAAATAAGCTTTCAATGCTTTTCCTGTTTTACCAGTGAATCCGATATACCTCGTACCGTCTGTGTAGAAAGTGACATACACATTATAAACTTTTTCAGTTCGTTTCGGCAGATTCTTTTTCATCTTCATCATCGCTTTGAATTTCGTGTTCAACCACATTAGCATTTTCAGTATCAGGCTCTTTTTTACTTACGATTGTAAGTACGGGCACATTTGCCATTCCTGAATTGTCTAAACTAACGGGTTGCTTACTGTACCCATATTCGAGTAGACGCTCGGCAATTAGTACACTTAAATTTGGTGACTT